TTTTGCCATTCTTACCTCCCCGCCCGAATCAAACGTATCCGAGCGTGTCGTTGTAGTGGATTTCCACGCGGACATCGAAAAATCCAAGTCCGCCCTCTATCGCCATATAACCGTCGTCTGTTTCCGGCGGCTCCGGAATCGACAGGAGAAACGCACCTAGGGACGGGAGAGCGGCCGGCAACGGTGACTCCATCTCCCTGGCCAGGGCAACGCGGATATCCTGCCAACACCGGAGGATTCGCGCCGTCGTGTCGGTGTTGTCCTTGATATATCCCTTGATTGATAGGTAAAAAGTTTCGTCGACGTTGTTTCGGGAATTGAATTCCCGCGTTCCGCCGGAGCCGATTGTGACCATGTAGAGCGGAAACGCGCCCTGATATTCGCGCCAATGGACGAATCGTCCAAAGACTTTGGCGGGGGTGTACCAGTAGTCAGCACCGGCGGTAATGGACGACAGCACGGTTACAATCCGATCCCGGATGGCAAGCTCGGTGGGTATTGTCGGCGAACCCATTGCGATTATCCCTCGTTGCCGCCTTGTCCCGCCGCCATGACCTCGGCCTGCATGAAGAGGTAATCGGGCTCCAGGAGCCGATCTAAATCCTCACGCTGTCTCCTCATCGGACCGCTGAACCAATACGTCGGCGGAAGCGTTACCTCATCCTTCAACACAAACAACGGTTTCAGCTTGCCCCGCTTTCCCACTCGCTGGCAGTACAGCACGTTCCCGGCGGCGGACTCGACGAAAAACCCATCCGGGAAATTCGCGATTATCCCCTTCGTATCTCCCAAGGGAATCGTCAGCCGTTTGTCCTTTTTCCGGATCGTTCCGCCCTCGTCCTGGATGCGAGCGTAAATCACGTTTTTAGCCGGACCGACGCCGGTCCCAACAGCCACATGCAAATCCTCTCCCGCCAGCCTCGTTTCCATAGCAATGTTTTTGGACAGGTTCGCCGAATGACGGCCCTTGCCGCTGCGTTGGAGTGAGGCTGCCGATCTTTTTAAAATTTCGACCGACTCCGCCGCCCATCGCGTCGCAATTTTTCGCGCCGCCCTCGGAATGTTTTTCACGATTTCCGTTTTCTTCAGCGCGAGCGTGATGTCTCGCTCAAATTTCAGGCTGTCCACTTCACACCCTGATAGCGCGATACCGATCAAGCACCGCCCGAACCTGTTCCAGGAATGCTCCGGTCTCCCGACGAGTGATGCTGCCGTCGGAAAATGACCGCGATATTTCGCCCCAAGATTTTGTCCGATACTCTTGGTAATCGGCGGCTATTTGCGTGAGCGCCGCGAATTTCAGGTCCTTGGGAACCGAGGCCAGCTTATATCCAGCCACATACGACGAGAGCTTGATGTTTTTTCGGCCCCGGGGCCATACACCCCACAGCCTCACCAGCAGCCCGGAATCCGAATAGATCCGGTAGTCCTGATCCTCTCCTTCGGTCAGCGGTACGCCGCCCTCCTCCAGCCCGGCAATGGTCACGTTGGGATATCGAGGCAGCCGGAGAGTTTGTTTTCCGTTGCCGTCTAGGTACGCCGTTGTCTCCGTCAGCTCCAGCAGCCGCCGGCCAACGTGCGAATTAAACCGCGCCGATACGCCGTCAATCAACATTTCGAGGATCGGATCATCGGCCGTGTCTGAGGTCTCCTTGCCGACCATTGCCCGGACATCGGCCAGAGTCACTAGCGCAATCGTCGTGTCTGTTGCCATTACCGCTTCGCCTTCCGACCGTGACGTCGTCCGGGAGCGGCCCCCTCTATCGCGGCTTTGTTTTCGGGAGCGCCGATCAGATTGGCTTTTGCCGCCGCCGGCAATGACGCCCGGCCCTCCGTAAGCAGCACTGCCGCGATCCGCTCCGGCAGTTCCGCTTCCTGGCCGGCGCGGAAATCAATCGGGTGGACGCCGTCAACGTAGATCGTCTCGGGGCCGTTGAGTCTAATAATCACCTTGGCCTCCTTCGGGGGATCATGCCGGATGACCTCCCAGGATTGAGAGACGGGCGGGCGGCCGGATAACCTCCGAACCGCCCGCCCGCTGGAAAGCATTACAGTACGACGTCCTTACGCAACCGGAGCATGCCGGGGCAAGCCCTTGATGACGACCGCCGAAATCGGCGTTCCATTGGTATGCGTACCCTCGTAGGTCACGAGAATTCGAACGTACCGCTTGGACCCCAGATATCCGCGAGTGACGATGACCTCGTCCTCGGCCGCGTCGTCGATGACGACGTCGTTGGCCCCGCCCAACAGATCAGCGGCCGCGACGTTCGCGAAATCTCCGGAGGTCGTCGTGTCCGATTCTTGGAACGACACTGTCATTTTGATGGACCCGCTCAGGGTGTCGCCGCTCTGGCCGACATGCGCGGCCATCAACGCTCCCTCGAATCCCTGAAGATCCACAGCCGCCCCGGTCTGTGTGGTTTTTCCCAGGACCGGGTCGATGGTTTTGACGACCAAAAGATCGTGATAAATATCCTTCATGGCCTTACTCCTTACGCCTTGAGCGTATAGATTTTGATAGCTTCGGGGAGAACGACCTGGCCGCCAACCCGCTTCCGTGCGCTCACCTCAATCATGCCCAGCGATTTGGAGGAGTACGGGTCAACAAGGATCTCCGTCGCCAGTCGATCGGCGATCAGATACCCGGCGCGGAAATCGCCAAATGCAACCGCCTTGGCGCTCTTGCCCTCAGCCGGCATGTCGGGGCATTCGATATACGGCCGCCCCAACACGTTCGGGGTTCCCTGATTCTGGAGGCCGGGCTTCCACATGTAGTCGCCGGTCACCGTGTTTTTGAGCAGCGAGATGGCCAGGGTCGAGGAGCGTTTCCACAGCCAGGTTGCTTGGCCGGCGTACCGCTCCGCCAGGGAGTAATAGAGGCGGACCAGATCATCAGCCACGATCACGCCCGAGGTCGTTGTGCCAGTGAATCCGCCGACGCTGGAGTTGGTCAGGATGCCCTCGGGTTTGTTGACGGCGTCGCCGGTGATGAACGCCGTACCCTCAAGCACGCCGAACTGTTCGCCGAATTCCTCCGCCAAGAATCCCTGAAGATCGAACTCGACATCCTCAAGGTCTTGCCGCGAAACCTTGGCCAGCGCGTACATCTCGTGCGTCGGAACGTTTTCCATTCCGACTTTGGGATTGGTTGTTTCCGCCCGGGTCCCAATTTCCGATACCCAGGCGGCTGAAGCGCTAGCCGTTTTTTTCGGGATCTGGATCGACCGACGGCTGGTTGTCCGAACCTTGGCAACGCTGCGGATCGGCGAATACAGGACGTCGAATTTGATGAGCTCGTTAACGAACTCCGCCGGGGCCAGGTATCCCCCGGTCGTCGCATCTCCAACGGTCATCGCCTTCTTTTCGATTTCGTCGAGCGGCCGTCCCAACAGGGACTTCCGGAGGCCAGAGAAAAACGCCTTCGTTTCTGACTTGGGGTCGTCGCCCCTCATCTCCGGACGGGGGGCTTTGAGTTCAGCAACGGCCCGGCTGATCTCGTCCAACCGGTCGTTGAATTTCCGCTCGTACTCGTCCAGATCGGGCTTCCCGATTTTGCCCTTCATCAACTCTTCGTTTTTGGCCTGATAGTCGCTGATGATCTTTTTTTGCTCTTCGATGAGAGCGACCAATTTTTCTTGGTCGGTCATAATTCACCTCACGCTAAATTTAGCCCGGGTCGTTTGGACCAGGGCTTGCGCGGCTTCGATCACGGGACCGAGTCCGCTATCCACGGGCGGCTCTTGTCCGGAGGGAGTGCCAGCCGGCGGCGGCTCCGTCCCCAGCAAAAGTGCCTTCAGGGATTCGATTTGATTTACTAGCTCCGTCTTCTGCTCCTCGTCCAGGGATTCGCCCCGGAGCTCCTCAACGCATCCAGCCAGGGCGTCGAGCGATTTAACCCCCGTTACCACTGCGCCCGGACACGCCTGGAAATTGCATAGCGAGACCTCGTATAACTCAAGCTCTTTTAGCCGCCGGACATTGGCCGATCTGTCCATCGAGTCTTTGATGGTTTTGTACCCGATGGACAGCCCGTCCAGCACGCCGGCCATTGCGGCGGCGTAGGCCTCCCGCGCCTTCGCGTTCGCGTCGAGAAACAATTGCCCCTCGACAGCGAGACCGTGTTCGTCCTCCGCCGCCGCAACATACCCGATCGGGGGACCGTAGGCGTCATGACTCCAGAGCAGTTTGACGCGTCCATTTTTTTTCTCTTTCAGGGTTTTTCGAAACGCGCCCTTTTCGACGATGTCCCCCTGTGAGTCGACGACGTTCCAAATCGACGCGTACCCTCGGAATGAGCCGGTCTCGGTCAGGGAATCGTCGTCCAGCCTGAAGCGATAAATCTTGACGCCGTGTTTGCTCATGGTGTCTCCTCAGTCCACAATCGGATAGGTCGAGCACAGGCAGTTGACGACGTTTCCAGCATCGCCCCGGGGATCTCCGGGATATGCCATTGCCTGGCCGCCGATGACGAAATCGCCGCCAACCGGAACCTCTTGCCCGTCGGCCTCGATATGGTCGTCCCGCGAATCGGGGACGAACGAACATAGCCAGCCTTTGCGGGTTACGAACTCGTTTTCTTTATACCCTTCAACCTGTGCCCAATTTTCGACCTTGGTTGATTCGGTCCTGGCAATTTGTCGACACCGCCATTGGGCGAATGTGTTCAACCGCTCGATCAATTTTTGCGTCAATTGCTCGGTCGTCCAGTCCGCAAACTCCGCCATAGCCAACGTGTCCCGGATCAGGGCCATTGTCGTTTCGGCGATTTGCGTTCCGGAGCGGAGAATGATTTCGTCCAGG